ATGGAGAGTTCGAGTATACTGTGGATTCGTTTGTTGCGTATGAAGCTCGTGGTGAAAAGATTTACTACAAAGTACTTGCGGTGAAAGCCTAATGAAAATCACATGCGACACATCAAAACTAGTCAGACAGTTGGAGCAATTTAAAAAAGACAACGTTAGAAAACTACAAAGTATGGTTGCTGGTTTTGCTTACACTGTCACAATTGCAGCAAGCGATAATACCCCCGTTGGTGATGATGAAGCTTTGCAGAATAACGAAGTATACCGTTCTTTCTATTTGTCTCGTAATGAAACATTCGGTATTGATGTTGCTGTAGGTTTCCATGCTGGTGCGTGGCGATATGATGAAAACGGAGCTTACGTATTCGATGAAAATATCTACGAATACGAGCAAACTACCGGTCAAGCTTTACAAGATGCTAGAGCTAATTATAAACTAGGTGATACGTTTTATATTATGGCGGTTGGTCCCGGTTATAAAGCCTTGGAAGAAGGATACTCACCAAAAGCGCGATCAGGTATTATGCAACCTGCAATAGATCAAATCATGAGTACTTATAAGATCAACCTTAAGCAGTTCTATGAGGGAGCATAATGAGCGCACTAATTGATGTAAAACAAGCATTGGAAAGCGAACTAATTGCAGCCTTCCCTACTTTAAAAGTAGCAACTGAAGCTAGGTCTTTTACTCCACCTAATGATCTTTATCTTAAAGCTCAGTTCAGGGTTGATTCACCAGAAGACCCTGTAATTGGTGATTTCTACTATAGAGAAAGAGTAAGCTTTCAGATTTTTGTATGCGACTTGCTAAAGAATGGTCCTATTAGGGCTATGCAGGTTTCAGAAGAAATTAGAACCCTTTTTAACAAAGGTTACTTTATTCAACGAGGTCAGACAAGAATTTCAGTACTACGTACACCACAGGTTTCATCTGTAGGTACAACAAATGACAGGGTTATTATTCCTGTATTAGTTCCAGTACTTGCTGAAGTATTCAAACCCTGATAGGTTAGTTATCTGTCCTTTAACAGATTCCACATTTGCAAATGTTAATTTAATCTGGAGAAAACAATATGTCAAATATCGCAAAAGGCGTAAGCAAAATTGTTGCGTATAAGAAAGAGCTTACCTGGGGTACACTAGCTGGTGCTACACTTGCTAAACAACTTCGTCGTGTAACAGCTAACTTCAACCTAACCAAAGAAGCTTTCGAATCCAATGAAATCCGTACCGACTATCAAGTAGCTGATATGCGTCATGGTGTTCGTACTGCCGAAGGTTCCCTAAACGGCGAACTATCCCCAAAGACTTACTCTGATTTCATGGGTTCAGTTCTAGCTCGTGACTTTGCTACAGTAACGCCTATTACTGGTCTATCTGTTACAATTGCAGCTTCTGGTCAGCTATATACCGTAGCTCGTGCTACTGGTTCTTGGCTCACAGATGGTATTAAAGTTGGTCAAGTAATTCGCCTTACCGCTGCTGGTCTAAACGCAGCTAACGCTAATAAAAACCTACTGGTAGCTACTGTAACTGCTCTAACCCTAACTGTAGCTGTTGTAAACGGTTCTGCCTTAATTCCTGAAGGCCCAATCGCTACTACTACAGCAACTGTTGTAGGTAAGTACACCTTCGCTCCATTGACAGGTCATACTGACGATTCGTATACTATTGAAGAGTTCTACAGCGACATTGCTCAATCTGAAGTTTACACCGGTATGAAAGTCGGTACAATGAACGTTCAGCTACCCGCAACTGGTCTAGTAACTGTAGACTTCGGTTTCATGGGTAAAGACCTTACTCAGACAGGTACAACTCAGTACTTCACAGCACCCGCTGCTCAAGGTACAGAAGGTATCTTCGCTGCTGTTAACGGTATTCTACTTGTAAACGGTGCACCTGTTGGTCTAGTAACTTCTGCTGATTTCTCGGTAGATCGTGGTATGGAAAACGCTACTGTAGTAGGTTCCAACTCTGTTGCAGATATCTTTACTGGTCGTATTCGCGTAACTGGTAACTTCAGTACTTACTTCATTGATGGTACATTCCGTGATTACTTCGATGATGAAGCTACTGTAAGTCTAGTACTACTAGTAAGCACTCAGTCTACCGCTAACTCCGATTTCATTAGCTTTACTCTACCAAAGATTAAAGTTAACTCTGCTACGAAAGACGATGGTGAGAACGGAATTATCCAACAGCACAGCTTTACTGCTCTTCTAAACGAAGTAACTACAGGTGGTCTACAAGCGACTACCTTAGCGATTCAAGATAGCGCAGCTTAATCTTAG